CCGGTCGCGCAGCGGGTACTCGTGCACGGCCGCCCGCCGGCCGCCGGCGAACTCGCTTTCCCGGACCTTGAAGGGGACGCCGGCGAAGCTCGCCGGCAGGAGTCTTTCCTTCCAGGTGGGCATGGGGGCGGACCTTATCGGGTTCCGGGAAGTCGATAAAGAGCCGGCCGTGGCCGTCGGCGTCCGTCACCAGGCGGGGCGCGGATGGTCTCCAGCCCGCCGGGACGGCAGCGCGGAGGAGGAGGACGCTCGCGTATCCGGCGGTTCCCCCGGGCGGCTCGTCCGGCCTCGGCCGGCGCGCGCGAGCCTACTAGCCCGCGAGGCCCCCCGCGAGGACGTAGCCCGTGTCCACCTCGAGCGGGACGTCGCCGGTCTGGCGCGCGCGGACGCGCGTCCCGGCCGGGGCGTTCCTGAACTCGATCTGGACGGAGCCCGAGACGTCGGTCCGTCCGGTCGCCGGCGCCCCCTGGGCCGCGGCGTCGAGCCTCTTCGTTCCGAGCGTGCGGCCGATCGCGGCGCGCACGGAGCCTTCGGGCGCGGAGGTCCCCTGCTTGAACGCTGCGCCGGCCAGGAGCCCGCCGAGCGGGAGCCCTCGGGCCATGGAGAGCGCGCGCGGAAGGACGCGTGGTAGCGCCGTCCCCACCGCTCGGGCGGCCGGGCCCATGAAGCGGAAGAGCCCAAGGAGCTTCCCGCCGACCTGGAGGACATTCCCCATGCCGACGAGGAATGGCCCGAGCGCCGCGGCCGCGATCCCGAGCGCGACAACCGTCGTCCTGACCGGCTGGGGCAGGGTGCGGAACCGATCGATCACCGCCCCGAGCTTCGTCGCGAGCGCGCCCAGGGCCTCGAGCAGGCCGGAGCGCGCAACCGTGATCAGGAACCGCTCCCACTTGCCCTGGAACTCCTCGAGGACGCCGACCCCGCCCCCGAGCTGCACGCGCGCGAGGTCCCCGGCCGCCCCGCCGGCGCCGCGGAGCTCCTCGACGAAGGCGCGCACCTTGGCTGTCCCGGGCCCGAGGAGCGCCGCGAGCGAGAGCCCGGCCTTCGCCCCGAAGAGGCCGATCGCGTCGCGCGCGTCCGCCCCGTGGAGGTTCAGGGTCTCGAGGATCTCGTCGAGGTTCCGGAGCTGGCCGTCGTCCCGGAAGAGGTCCCGCGACGTGAGCCCAAGCCGGAGGAGCGTCCTGGACGTCTCGCCGCTGGGGCGTTGGAGCGCGCCCACGGCCTTCTTGAAGAGGGCCGCTCCCGCGGCGCCCTCGAAGTGCGCGTCGGCGAGGACGTTCAGGATCGCGGCGGTCGACTCGAGATCCTGGCCCGTCTCGCGCGCGCTCTGCCCCGCGCCGGCGAGCCCCTCGACGAGCGCGGCGAACTCCTGCTCCCCGCGATTCGCGGCGAACGCGAGGATGTCCGTCACGCGCCCGGCCTCCTCGGTCCGGAGCCCGTAGACGTCGAGGACGTCGGTCGTCGCCTTCGCGGCCGTGGCCTCGTCGACCAGAGCGGCTGTGGCGAGCGCGACCACGCCCGGCAGCGCGCCCTGGACCTCAGCGAGCGAGCGACCTCCGCGCGCGAGCTCGGCCATCGCGACCGCCGTCTTCCGCGCGCTCGAGGGTATCCCGGCCGCCCCGAGCGTGGCATCGGCGCTCGCCGCGAGCGCCTCGACCTCGGCCGCGGTGGCGCCGGTCGTGGCCTGGACGCGGTTCAGGGCCCGCTGGTACTCGAGGCCGGTCTTCACCGAGAGCGCCCCGAGCGCCGCGAGCGGGACCGTCAGACCGACAGTGAGCTTCCGCCCCGCTCTCTCCGCCTTCCGTCCGAAGCCCTCGAGCGCCCCGCCCATCCTCCCGAGCGGCGCCGTGAAGCGGTCGAACGCCGTGATCGGGACGAAGAGCGGGAAGGTTCGCTGGGCCAAGGGCCCCCTGGTCTAGCGCCGGCGGATCCGCTCGTCGAGGCGCTCGAGAGCCTCCCACCAGTGATGGAGCTCGGAGGCGGAAAGGCTATCCAGGACCTCGGGCGTGAACCCGAGGCGCCAGGCGAGCGTCACCCAGAGGTCGCGGTAGTCCCTCGGATAGCCAAGAAAAAAAGCTGCGCGAGCGCGAGCGCGCGGTTCAGGTCGCGGCCCGTGAGCTTGTCGACTACCGCGGCCGGCGCGCCGGTGAGCTGCTCCACGAGCCAGGGGAGGCGCGACACCTGAAGCCCGTCCGTCGGGAGCGCGCGCGCGACCTTGCCCGTGAGCTCCGAGAACTCGAGCGCGGAGACGGAGTCGCGGCCGGCGGACACGGGTCGAGCGAGCGCGAGCACGTACCCACCCGCGAAGCTCGGGAGCTTCCGCTGTGGAGGCGCCGGCTCGCCGACCTTCACGCCCTCCTCGACCTCGAGCCTCCACGTCGCCTCCCACTGGACGGGGAGGTCGAGCATCGGCCAGGAGGAGGAGACGGTCGCGCGGATCACGTCGCCGACGTCCGACCCGAGGAGCTGGTCGAAGACCGAATCGGGTAGCCCGGTGAGCTGGCCCGCGAAGAGGAGCACGCGGTCGGTCTGCTCCCAGTCGGGGGGCGCGCGCCTCACGTGCGCGCCCGTGAGCGCCGCGAACGTGAGCGAGTCGAGGGATCGGTCCCCGTGCTTCACCGCGCGCCGCAAGGGGAGCACGTGCCCCTCGAGGCGGCGCTCGACCGGGATCGCCACCCCGTCGGGGAGCGGATCGGCCGTCGCCGGCGTCGTGTCGTTCATGGCGTCCTCCGGGTCGTCCTACTTCTGGCGTGGGCCCCGACCCGTGGGCCCGCACTCCCTTCAGGCCGGGTTCATCTCCATCGAGAGCCCCTCGAAGCGCAGCGCGAGGTTCCCCTCCTCGGTCCCGTAGGTCCCGTCGCCCGCCTGCCAGGCTTCGCGGAGCACCCCGGTCTGGCCGTTCGCGAGCTCGGCCGTGATCGTCGCCTCGCGCACGTCGAGGAGCGCCGGCACGTCCGTGTCGGGCATGACCGTAGCCTCGCCCTCGATCGAGGGAACCTGCGGAGTCTCCTTGTAGCCGTGGACCTGGTCCATCCCGACCACGCCCTCGCGCTTCGGGCGGCCGGGGTTCAGGTTCCAGTTGCCCTTGACCGCGAGGCGGACGCCGTTGACGGCGATAAAGAGCGTTCCACCGATCCGGGAGGCCATGGCTTCGTCCTCAGAGAAGGAACTGCAGGGAGACGCCGGCGACCTGGAGTTGGTTCACCAGGTCGGTAGGCAAGAGGAGATCGAGGCGGTTCCGGTCCGTGACCGAGCGCTCGACCACGACGTCGCGCTGGAATTGCTCGAAGCCCTCGACGAGCCCGAGCTGCTCCCACCCGCGGAAGACGGAGACGGCGAAGGCCTTCCCGATCTTCGGCGTGACGATCGGTTGACCGGGCCCGTAGCGCGTGCCGTCGTCCGCGAGCTTGTGGCGCGGGAAGGTGGAGGAGAAGCGGGTCCGGAAGTCGAAGCGGAGATAGGAGAGGGTCAGGAGCGTTGTCACGTCGAGGAAGGCGACGTCCTTCGCTCCGGTCGCGTTCGTCTGGTAGGTCGTGATCAGGCGCTCGGCGCGGGTGACGCCGGCGTCGTCCACGAGCGCGGTCGCGATCCCGTTCTTCAGGAGCAGGTCGCGCTCCAGGAGCGTGAAGCGGTCCGCGAGCGCGGGGCCGACCACGCCCACGAGTTCCAGGGTCTTGAAGGGGCGCGCCGGGTCCGCCTGGCCGAAGCGGGCGACCACGCCGGCGACCGCAGCGCCGATCTCCCAGACCGGCGAGAGTGGGGCCTTCAGGCCTACGACCGTCGTGTGCTTCGAGTTCAGGGAGAAGCCGAAGGTCACGAGGTTCGCGTGGGTGTCCGCCTTCGCGTAGAAGGCGGAGCCCTCGAGCTGGACGGAGGGGCCGAAGCGCGTCGCGAGCTCGGCGTCCACCGCGGCGATGGAGGTCGCGTCGTTGAGGCCGACCGCGAGCACGTGGTACTGCTTCGCGCCGAGCGAGGCGAGCGCGGTCCCAAGGGTCGGGTCGGTGGCGCCGGCGACGCCCGCGGCGGAGACGAACGAGACGCCCGTGGGGAAGACCTCGCCCGTCTGGAAGTTGAAGCGCGCGTCGATCCCGTTCCCCTGGGTCCCGCCGTTCCGCGCCGTCAGGGTGACGACATTGGTCGCGACGCCGGAGGTCACCGGGAGCTCGGTGACGAACTCGCTGGCGAGGATCGCCGCGTTGATCGAGGCCGCGATGGTGTTCGCGGCGTCACCGCTCGCGACCGAGGCGACGATGCGCCGGCCGGCCACGTAGAGGAAGACCGAGCCCGAGGCCGTCGCCGGGCCCGTGACGGTCAACGTCCGGGTCGCCTTGATCGAGCCTCCGCCGTCCTCCACGCCGACGAACCAGGCCTCGGTGACCTTGTTCGACTTGAACCACGCGAGCGCCATCCCGTGCAGGATCGAGCCGAAGCCGAAGGCGAGCCCGACCTGGTCAGCCGAGGTCGCGAGCGTGGGGACGTTGGCCGCGACCGAGGTCGCGGGGAGCTTCTGGCCGATCAGGGCCGCGCGATACTCCTGGATCTGGGGCCCGCTCGAGGCGCGCGAGGCGTCGATCTCGACGAACACGAAGGGGACGCGCGTCGAGCTCGGAACCTGGGAGAAGGTGACCATGGGCTAGTGGCTCTTGTCTCGTTCCTTGGACGGTCTCGAGGTCTCCGCCAGCCGGGGGTGCTCGGCCTTCACGTCCCCGTCCTGGAGCCGGCGGATCCAGTAGGACGAGAGCCCCACCTCGCGTCCCTCGGGCGGAAGGGGAAGATCGCCGTGGTCTGGGTCGAGTACTCGTAGTCCTGGACGGGAAGGGACGAGGTGGGCGCGTTCGAGCGACATGGCGCCCGCCACCCTACCCCCCTGGGAGCTCGATTTCATCCCCGGCGACCGTCTCGGCCTCCGGGGTGAGGGGCGGAAAGCGGTAGACGACCCCGAGCCGCTCGAGGTCCGTGGCGCGCGCCTGTTCACGCTCGTCGACGTCGGTCCCGTAGGCGATCATGAAGACGAGGCGCGCAGCCCCCTGTAGCTGGACCCCGCGGGCGTCTAGGCCGATCTCCACGCGCTCGAGCCCCGAGGCGGAGGGGTTCACGGAGAGTTTCTGCCCCGTCCCCGGCACCTCCACGGCCGCGAGCCCTGGGATCCGCGGTTCCACCACGCACTCGACCTGGTCCGAGACGTCGTCGATGAGGTCCTCTATCGCGTCCGCGTCGAGCTCGGGGCCCTGCTCGAGGAAGAGCTCGACCGCGAGCTCGAGCCGGCGGGAGTAGGTCCGCGGCGTGTCCGTGTGGCGCGTGACCGTGTCCGTGAGCGTGTAGACGAGGAGCGAGGCGAAGACGTCGACCCCGTCGAGCTCCAGCTCGGGGAGGATCGGCTCGAACCGTTGAGGCCGGACGTTCTGGCCGGCGCGCGTCGCGCCCTTCAGGGCGTCCGCGAAGTAGCACCGGATGGCCTTCCGCTCGACGGTCATTCCTTACGCCGGAGCAGGAGCTCCACCATCCCCTCGCCATCGAGCTGTCGATCGATCACCGCATAGCGGTAGCCGGTGGAGGTGTCGAGCGGGTCGCCACCGGGCGGGCGGGCGAGCACGAAGCGGGAACCGTCCTTCAGGGGCCAGTCCGGGAGGAGCTCGGCGATCTTCACACCGATCTTCGGCTGCCATGTCGAGACCGGAGGCCCGAGCGGCTCGAGGACCTTCTCGAGGTGGCGCTCCCTGAAGATGGCCTGCACCGGCCGCGCTACCCCGCCCTCCGGATCGTAGACGACCGAGAGGGCGCCGGCCGCGTCCCTCTCGGTCATGGTGTCCAGGATCACGTCCTGGGCGTGGTCGGCGTAGTCGCGCCAGGACACGCGCGGGCGTCTCCGTGGAGGAGGTGGGGGAGGGATGATCAGGGGATCGCGGTGACCGCGACCCCGTCGAGGTCCACGTCGGCCGTGAGGTCCGCGGCGAGCTGGACCTTCTGGACCGTGCCGATGACGAACCGGCCCGAGGCGGAGGCGTTCCGGACGCGCTTCGTGGTGTCGTCCCAGAAGGCCTTCTGCCCTTCGGTCAGGGCTTCGGTCGCGTTCTTCAGGAGCCTGACCGTCCCGTTCCGAAGGCCGATGAACTTCGCGGCCGCGGCCGCGGGGCCCTCGGCCACGACGAAGTACGAACCGATCACGTAGCCGGTGTCGACGAGCACGCCCCCACCGGGGGCGGTGAGCTCGACCTTGTCGCCGGGTCCTAGGTAGCTGCGCATTGGAGGAGAGATGGGGTCGGGGTCTTCGGAAGTGGTCTCGTGGTCGCTCGGCTCAGGTCGCGCCGTCGTTCCGGTAGAGGCCGCGGTACTCGGTCGGGGCGACGCCCACGTCGAGGCGGCACTTCATCTCCACGCCGTCGGCGTGCCAGCTCATGCGGCTCTCGATCACCGGGCCGCTCTCGCCCTGGAGGAAGTCGACCTCGATCGTATCGAGGGCGGACGGGTCGGCCATCATGTAGAACGCGGCCTGCGAAACGGCGCCGAGGCGTGGCTCGGCCATGACCGACTGGAACTGACCCTGGAATGGATTCACGCCGGAGACCTGCTGGGGCGTGAGCGAGGCCGTGATCTTCTGGGCCACGGTCTCGAGGTTCTCGGGCACGCGCAGGTGCACGAGGTCAAGCGCGAGGAAGAAGGCCACCTCGTTGTTCGGGGAGCCCGGGGGGATTCCCTTCTGCCGGCGCGCAAGGGCGCGCGTGTTGGAGAGGGCGTTGACCGCGTTGGCGTCGGTGAAGGCGTTCCCCGCGGCCGTGATGAGGTTCCCGTGGGTCGCGGCCTCGAAGAGCGCGAGGCCGTCGGAGAGCACCGCGTTCGCGGTCAGGACCGAGTAGACGAGGTCGGCGATGAGCTGCTTCGAGCTTCCGCCGAAGGCGCGGGGAAAGCGCGTGAAGGCGCCGAGGTCGTCGTTCACAATCGACTCGCGCGAGATATTCACCGCGCGCCCGTACGTGAGGAGCTGGACGTTCTCGCCCTTCTCTCCGACCGCGCCCACTTTGTACTCGGCGCCCTCGAGCTTCCGGAGGAGCCGCGGCGCGTCGCCGAGGTTGACGCGCTTCGTCTGCTTGAAGTCGGGCAGGGTCCCGGGGACTGTCCATTGGCTGTAGGTGTCGCGCGTCAGATCAAACTGGCGCTGCAGACCCTTGTTCGCGACGTTGGCGAGGACGCTCGCGAAGTCGCTCGTGACGTGGAAGCCGGGCGTGCCCCGCGTGCCCATCATCTGGTCGCGCCGGCGGAAGAGGATCTCATGCGCGAGGTCTAGAGGGCCCAGGCGCTCGAGGCCGCGCGTGCCGTGCACGAGCTCGAGGTAGCGCTCGCCGATGCGGAGGAGGCGCTGGTGGATGAAGGGGTTCCCGGCCAGGCGCCCGTCGAGCTCGGTCCGTTCCTTCTCGGTCAGAATCGGGCGGAGCGAGCGATGCTCGAGGACGTCCTGGATCGCTCGGCAGGTCTTGTCCTCCTCGGCGTCCGTGATCGTCGCGGTCCCGCCTTGCGTCGCGTCGCGGCGCGTGACCTCGTCGAGGATCCGATCGGTCGCGACCGCGGAGCTCACCCGAGTGTCGAGGAGCTCGGTCGCGAGCCGGCCGTCGAGGGGCAGGCCGGCTTTCCGGAGCTTGTCGCGGATCGAGCGCTGACGGAGGAGCTCCTGGTCGGCGCCCGTGTCCTCGGCTCGCGCTCCGTTCGGAGTCGCCGGCGGCTGGACCGCGCCGGTAGTCGGCGTCGGGGCCGTGGTCGTCCCGCGCGCGCCCTCGGCGGGCGGAGGGGGAGCCGGGGGCGTGGCGGTGGCGGTCGGGCTCGTGGGGGCTTCGGTGGGGTCCATCGTCTTCTCGGGTTGGGCGGTCCAGACGGGGACGGAGGTTGCCCCGCCCGGGGGACGCTCCGTGGAACGGGTCGACGTCTCCCAGTCGGCGCCGACCGGGACCAGGCTACCTTCCCGGCTCTCCCAGTCCACCGCCTCGAGGCGGCGAACCCGGCGCGCGGGGGGGCGTTCGGCCTGGGCGGGGATCGCGCCGGCGGGCGCTGGATCCAGCGGTGTCACGTCGCGGTACAGATACACGCGGTAGCCCAGGCTCGTGTTCGTAAGAATCCGACTCTTCAAGTCCTGGCGCACGCCCTCGAGCTCGGCCCGGCTCGAGATCCGCGCGCGGACGCGGTAGGTCCCGGCCTGGGCGTCGATTCGCGGGTCGGCGCAGACGCCGAGGACGGCGTCGAGGTTCCACTGGTCGTGGACAGCGAGGAGGGGCATCCGACCGGAGCGGACCCGCTCTTCGCGGTGGGCGCCGGGCGCGAAGCTCAAAACCTCGTCGATCTCCTCCATCCGTCCGTCGACCCAGGCCACCCGGCGGATGGGCTTCGCCGTCGCGAGCAACATATCGATCACGAGGGACCCGTCCGGCTGGGTCTGGATCTCGGGGAGGACCTCCCCGCGGATCGAGGGCTCCTCCTCGAACTCGAGCGTGCGGATTGCCCCACCCTCGAGCCCGTGCGCGGTTGCGCGCGCGCGTGCCTCGGCCTCGGTGAACCCGGGCGCGCGGGTCCTATCGGGAGCGGCGCGGGTCTCGTGGCCGGGCTTCTCGACCTTGTTGGACACGACAGGCAGTCTCCCGCGGGCGCGGGCCGCCTTCAAGTGCCGAAGAGCGCCGCGCAGGCCTCCGCGGGGGTCATACCGCGGGCCTGGAGCTTCCCGAGGAGCGCGCGGCCGAGCTCGTCCTCCTCCTCGTCCGTCTCGCCGTTTGCGGCCGCGTGGGTCGCCGCGGCGGCCTGGTTCGGCGTCTGGGTCTTCCCGGGGCCGGGGTTCTTCCCGTCCACGGTGAGCGAGAGCCCAAGCGCGCGCGCCTTCTCGAGGTCGAGGGCCAGGGCCTCCATGACCCGGTCAGGGTCCGAGCCGAGACCGGAGACCACCTGGGAGAGCGACTTGAAGCCGGCGCGCACGCTCTCGACCTCGGCCGTGACTTCCGTCCGCGGGTCGAGCATCTCGCGCCGCGGCGGGATCCACTCCCAGCCGAGACGGCCTGGGTCAGGGAAACCAGGCGTCAGGAGGTCCGCGACCTCGGCCGCGTCGCGCCACCAGCGGAGGCCCGGCTCGCAGAGGTGCGGAATCAGGATCCGCTCTCGGATCCCGTCGGCGTTCCGAACGAAGCCGATCCAGTCGCCGCGGATGCTCGAGAAGTTGACGCCCGAGAGGTCGCCGGTCAGGAGCCAGTAGGGGACGCCGTAGCCCTTCGCGACCGCGCGGAGCTGGACCGTCGAGAAGGCCGTGAAGCCCTCGTTCTGGGGCGGGTTCGGGAACGTGATCGTCTTCCCGGGCTTCAGGTACTCGATAGTCCCGGAATGGAGCTCGTCGACCGCCTGGCCCAGGCGGTTGACGTTGTCGCCCGTCGGCACGAGCGCGCCCTGGACGCCGTCCGAGAACGAGCTGTCGGCGCCGGAAAGGTCGTGCACGAAGCCCGCGAAGCTCGTCGCGACGACCATCCGGAGCTGTTCGTTGTCTTCGTAGGCGTCGAAGTCGTGGAGCCGGAGCGCCACGACCGCGCCCCACGGGATCCCGCGCACCTGGCCGACGCGGTCGGCGCGGTAGACGTGGCGAATCTCGGAGTCCCGGACGAAGGCCGAGGGCTGGAAGACTGCCGATGTGAACGAGTCCCCGGGGTGGTCCTGGAAGAGCCAGTAGCCGCGCCGACGCCCGATCGCGTCGTACTCGACGCCCTGGACGATCCGGTTCCCGCCCTTGTCGCGCTCGAAGTCCTTCAGGGTGTCGAGGTGGTCGCCCTCGAGGAGCTGGACCTGCAGGGGAACCGCGAGCGCGTCCCCGTCACGCCGGAACCGCCGGCGCATGAGCGTCTCCCCGCCGTCGATCATGCCCTCCACCGCGGCCGCCTGGAGCCCGTAGAACGTCTCCCGGCCGGAGGCGTCCGCCTGGGGCGTGTGTGCCCACTCCTCCCATAGCTCGGTGGCCAGGCGGAGCTCGGAGTCCCGCTCGTGCTTGAAGCGCGGGCGGATCCCGCGGCCTACCACGTGGGCGGTCAGCTCGCGAACCGCGGTAGCGGCCCATGGGTTGTTCCGGCGGAGGTCACGGCAGCGCGCGCGGAGCTCGTGGAGCGCGCCGCGCATTGCGGCCACGGCCGAGGTGTCGTGGGCGAGCCAGCCCTGGGTCCGGCGCCCGCGGTCGGCGCCTTCGTAGCGCCGAAGCTGGTCACGGGCGCGCTCGAGCCGCTCGAGGGTCTCGAGCCGGGCGCGGGCGACGGAGCGGCGGAGCGCCCAGGCGGGCGAGGCGTGCGCGATCAGGCGGTCGAGCCGGCTCACTCCCACCAGGGCCACCCGTGGCGCTCCCCGCCGGCCGCCTCGACGCCCTTGCTATGGGCCATGACCTTTCGGACCGGGCCGCCCGGCGAGAGCTCGGCCTCGATCACCGCGCGGGCTTGGAGGAGCTCCTCCATCGAACGGTAGGTGACCTGGCGCCCGTCGTCGTACCGGACGATGAGCGCGCCCGACGCGATCGCGCGTCTGATCCGGTCTAGGTCCGCCTGCGAAAACGATCCCATCGGCTGTCTCGGTTCCGGCGCCTCGGCTCCTGCCCCGGCTCGGGGGGCGGCGGCGCCTCGGCTGGGGTGGGTGCGGCGATCTTCGTGACGAGCTCCCGCATTGCGGACCAATCCTGCCGGCTCCAGCGGTCGGCGCCAAGGACGTAGGCGGCCGCCCTGGCGTAGACCCGGCAGTCGAGCGGCTCGTTCCTCTCGCGGGTCTTCTCCCAGTCGAGGACGACGCGGCCGCCCTTCAGGCGCCGGCGGACCAGGGTCTCAGCGGTCAGGCCCTTGAAGTGCTCCGGCCCGTACTGGGGAAAATGGCAGTAGCCGGCGGGGTAGGGCGCCCCGGGCTCGACCGGCGGCCGTAGCTGGAGGTTGTCGTAGAGCTCCTCTTTCAGGACCCCGGTGTCGATCGGCCAGACGCGAACCCCTCGCTTGATGCGCCGGCCGCCCACCTCGACGTCGAGCGCCATGGGGAGATCAACCGGGGAGCGCGTGCCGGTCCGCCCCTTCACGAGGAAGAGCCGAGCCGAGCGGCCGTAGCGCCGCGCCCACTTGTAAACCTTCTGGGCCTCGTACCCGGTGTCGACGGCGACGCCGGCGAGCCGCGATGGAGCTCCGCCGTCTGCGAACGTGAACGTCTGGACGAGAAGGCGATCGATCTCCGCCTGCCAGTCGCCCTTCGCCTGGTCGTACGGGCGCACCTGGTAGAGGACCGACCAGCTCTCGAGTTCAGGGCCCCACGCGACCACCTCGTACTCGATCCGGTCGGCCTGGAGGTCCACGCCGGCGGTGAGCAGGACGCCACCCTTCGGAACGCGCCCGAGCTGGAAGGTCTCGCGGAGTTCATAGAGCCGGCGCCACTCGGGGACGTCGCCCTTCTCCTTGAAACCCTCGCCGAGGTCCTGGTTCACCCAGACGCGGAGACGTGTCGGGTGCCCCTGGGCCCGTAGGAAGCGCGCGACGCTCTGGCTCCAGGAGTACCACCCGTAGGGCGAGTAGAGCGCCGAGAGGTGGTAGCCGCGCACGTGCTCACCCAGGCTCGGGTCCTCGGGGATCCAGACTCCGCGCTCGAGCATCCCGTCCTTCTCGTGCTCCTCGATCCGGCGCTTGCATCCCTCGCACTCGAGCCACGCGACGCGCCGGCGCTCGCGGAGCTCGAGGATGACCCGCTCGACGGGCTCGTCGTCGCCCTGCTCCCACCGGATGCGAGGCCAGACGATCCGCTGCAGCAGGCCACAGTGCGGACACGGAACGTGGTAGTAGCGCCGGTCCGTCTCCACGAAGGCCTTCAGGATCCGGCTCCGGCCCTCGACCGTCGGGGTCGAGACGCGGAGGATCTTCCTCGAGGTCCCGAACGAGTGAGTCGCGCGTTCCGCGAGCTCGACCGGGTCGCCCTCGCCCTCGAGCTCCTCGGGGAAGGCGTCCACCTCGTCGAGGAAGAGGAAGCGCGCGGCCATCGATCGGAGGTCGGCCGCGCTCTCGGCCGAACCGAGGACGAGCATCCCACCAGGGAAGACCTTCATCAGGGTCGTGTTCCCTGGGTCGCGACTCTTCCGGCTCGAGACCTTCGCGGCGAGGCGAGGCGTGTCCTCGATCAGGGCGTCGAGCGTCTGGCGGCTCTTCCTCTTCTGGACCTTCTCGGTCGGCATGACCGTGAGGAAGGGCCCCGGGCAATGGTCGATCACGTAGCCGATCCAGTTGTTCCCGAGCTCGGTCCCGCCGAGCTGGCTCCCCTTGACGAAGGTTACGTCCTCCACCGAGGAGGTGGACGAGAGGCAGTCCATGGGCTCGCGCAGGTAGGGCGTGCGCGCCGTCCTCCACGGGCCCTGCTCGCGCGAGCTCCTGGTCGAGAGCATCCGGTGGCGGTCCGCCCACTCGGAGACCGTGATCCTGGGGTCGGGCGCGACCCCGCGGAGGAAGGCCTCGCGGTAAGCGCGCCGCGAGACTTCGGCACGCTCGAGGACCGCGGCCGGTCCATCGGTCATCGGGCCCTGACCTCCGGACGGAGGATGCCCTGTCGGCGAGCCTTGGCCTTCGCGAGGGCGCGCGCCTGTAGGGCCGTGATCCTCCGCACGCCCTCGAGCGAGAGGATCGTGTGCCCGGCGCGCTGCGCGTGCTTCACCGCGTGCTCCCGGCAGAGCGCGACGAGGCCGTGCCCGTCCGAGAAGCAGGCGCTCGTCGCCCTCGCGCCGTGTCGGTGCGAGCACCGGGGGCCTGTCTTCGGTTGGCTCACGGGCGCGACCGTACCCGACAGGGGCGGCTCGAGCTCCTACCCTCGACGCGGTCGCCACCCAGGCTTGAGCTCGAGCGCCTTCGCCGCGCCTTCGATGACCGGCGCCACGTCGCAACACCAGGCCTCGAAGTCGGAGGCCTTCCCCTCAGGCCCGCGGGCCAGGACCTCGAGGACCTCCGCCCCGAGCTGGCCAGCGCGCGCACGCGACCCACGTCCTCGGGCTCGAATGGCCCGTTGCCGACCACGGCGTCGATGAGCTCGAGGTCGGTCCTCTTTGCCTTGCGCTTTGCCATGGTCAGGCGGACTGGACGAGGCAGAGCGCCGGCGATGGGCGGGGCTTCCCGCAGGGCAGGCCGCCGGGGAGCGTGCGGCCCTCGGCGTGGGCGATCCGGAGGTCTCCGTCCCACCTCTGCCCGGCGGAGTCGTCGAGCACGAGGTGGAGCGGACGGCCGTTGGGCGGCTCGAAGGTGGCGATCACTTCGCCGGAGCAGGAGACGAAGGTCCTCCCGTCGTCGCGGATCGTGAAGCGCGCGCCCTGGACCTTGACGTCGAGGAGGTCGTGCCTGGTCCCTTTGCCGTGGCGGTCGATTCGCTCGATCGACTCCGAGGAGAAGACGAGCTCGAGGCGGTGGCGGATGCTGTCCGCGTGCTCGAGGCGGTGGTGGATGCTCTTCGTTTCCATGGCGGGGCTATCGGCCGGCTGGCTCGTCGACCTGGAGCGGTTCCGGCGTCTCGTCGCGGTGGAAGAGCGGCGCGTCCGCTATGAACCTTTTCCCAGCC